GCCGTGACCGCCAGATCACCACCATCCAGCTGCGCGCGATCGAGGTGCCGGTGCCGTGACATACGCAACCGATGAGCTGAGCATTCAGTCCGGCGCTCCTGTCGAGCTCTACACCTTCACGCGCCGCGGCACCGTGATCGGGCGCTACACGTCCGGCGAGGCGGATGTGACGGTAGACGGAGACACGTACAGCACCTACCCCGGCGGACTTGCGCGCGGCGAGATCAGCATCAGCGGCGAGCGCGGCCGTGCGGCACTGCGCATCACTGTCGCGCGCGATCACCCCGTCGCCTCGCTGATCCACCTGCGCCCGCGTACTGGTGTGATCGGCTGCACCGTCAGCCGCTACCACCGCGGCGATGATACGGACGTGATCGTGATCTACGCCGGCCGCGTGCTGAGTGCGCGCCGGGGAAGGAGCGGCGAACGCATCCTGGTGGTCGAGCCGCGGTCTGTCTCACAGCAGCGGATCGGACTGCACCGGGTCTGCCAGCCGGGATGCAACTGGCAGCTGTACGGCCCGCAGTGCCGCCTCGATATGGGCGACTGGGGCCACGCGACCACCATCGCCAGCGTGAGCGGCACCACGCTGGAGGTGGCGGACGTCGAGAGCGGGATGCCCTATGCCGGGGGCATCGTGGCATTCACAGAGGGCGGGATTACCGACTACGCCTACATCGAAGAGGCGGACGGCACGACGCTCACCCTTGACCTGCCGCTGTACGGCGCGGAGGCGACCGAGGCCGTCACGATCTATCCGGGCTGCGACTGGACGATGACCACGTGCGACCAGGTGTTCAACAATTCTGTGAACTACGGAGGCCGCCTGCACCTGCCCGACCTGAACCCCGTCACGCAGAGCGCGTTCTGATGGATTTCTTCACGTACTTCGCCATCCTTGTTGCGACCACGCTGATTCAGCGCGCGCTCGCGCCGAAGATCCGAAACCCCATGCCGGCGCTCGAAGATTTCCAGGTGCCGACGGCGGAGTACGGGCGCTCGATTCCGTGGCTGTTTGGCACGCGGAAGATCAAAGACCCGAACTGCATCTGGTACGGCGACCTCGATCGGCACGTCAAGACGCGGGACGGCGCCAAATACTACACCTACTACATGGGCCTGCACCTCGAGATCTGTATCGGCCCGGTCGATGCGGTCTACAAGATCTGGTACGGCGACAAGGTGTGTTGGGAGGGCGAGCAGACTGCATCCGGACTGATCCAGATCGAGCAGCCAGGCCTGTACGGCGGTCGGTACAAAGAGGGCGGGATCGATGGCAGTTTCAATTTGTTGTTCGGCGAGGCCGGGCAGGGCGTCAACAACTACCTCGAAGCGCAGATCGGTCTGCCATTGTCAGCGTTCCGCGATTCGTTTTGCATCGTCGGGCGCAAGCCGGCGCTGACCGCTAACAGTACGTACATCAAGCCGCTGATGCCGCTGGTGAAGCGGATCAAGAAGGGGTGGCCGGATGACACGTGTTGGTATCCCGCGAAGGCGGAGATTCCCGACATGCTGCCAGGAGAGGGGCTGTACGATTCTGTCGCCGCGCGGCTGGTAAACAACGGTGGCGGGCTGGATTATCGCTGGAAACTGAACTCCGCATTCAGCGCGCCGAACGACACCGAGGAGCACGCGGGGGCTGCCGCTGGATCGCTTCCGATCAAGCGCGAGGATGACCTGTACCTTGGGCACCCTGGCATCACGGGCGGCGCATCCGGCGTGCCCGGTTGTACGGGCGACGACACGGGCGTCGCGTTTGGCCTGCTTTCTGCTGATGCCCGGGCGGCAATGACTGTGCCGTATTTTGTCGACGGCACCGAGCCGGTGACGATCGGGGCATGGATGGTGACGGACTCGATCTCGCCTATCGATTTTCATGTGTTTGGGTCGAACGTCGATAACCAATATGGCGTCTATCAGGGCATGTGGCTGTACGTCGATGCGAGCGGGTATCTGCATCTGCAGTTCGGCGACGGGCTCGGAGCGGTGTCATCCAATCGTATTTCGTACATCAGCACCACCGCGCCAGCTGCGCCAACGCATACGAAAACGCACTTCTTTGCTGTCACCTATGATCCCGCGTTGGTGGACCCGAAGTTCCGCGTGTTCTACGCCGGGGTCGAGGTCACCATGACCTACAACGGGGGCAGCGCCGCGGCCGTCGCGTGGGACTCCGGCGGCAGCACGCCGCGCATTGGGTTCGGCTGTGGGTACAGCAAATCACCAGACGCGCTGGTCGGCACGCTCGATGAGCCGTTCCTGCACCTCGACATCCTGAGCGATGCGGACATCGCGGACCTATACGCGGGCGGGCTGTGCACGCAGGCTGCGGGCGGGCTCGACATGAACCCCGCGCACATCATCTACAACGTCTGGGTCGACACGCACCAGGGCATGGCGGAGGACACCACCAGCATCGATGCTGACGCAATGGAGTACGCGGCCAATCTGTTCTGGGATGAGCGCATGGGCCTGTCTCTCTATTGGGCACGGAAGAGCACGATCGAGGACTTCATCGGCGAGGTGTGCCGCCACGCGGGTGCGCTGCAGACCATCAACCCGCGCACCGGGCAACTGAAGATCGTCGCGCTGCGCAACGACTACGACGTATCGAGCCTCGACACGCTTACTGAGGATGACGTGATCGAGGTCGTCGAGTGGCAGGACGCCGCGGACGGCGAGGCGGTGAATACGATCACCGTGCGATGGGTGGACCGCGACGGCGCAAAGCAGCCGACGACCTACACCAACCGCGCGAGCGTGCAACAGCACGGTGTTATCGCCGAGACGCGCGACTACCCCGGCATCGCAACAGAGGCGCTCGCGCGACGGGTGGCGAAGCGCGATGTGAGGGAGTCGAGCGCGAATCTCGCAAAGGGCAAGATCAAGGTCAGCCGCCACGGGTGGGACAAGGTTCCCGGCGATGTGTTCATTTTCTCGCACGCGCCGGAGGGGATCGAGGAGCTGGTGGTGCGCGTGCTGGAAATCGACGCCGGCACGCTGACCGACGGCGCGATCACGCTGACCGTGGTGCAGGACGTTTTCTCGCTGCCGTTGGACGTGCCCGAGATCAGCGAGCAGGGCAACGAGTGGGTGGCGCCGACGACCGACCCCGTCGAGGCCACGACCGCGACGATCATGGAAATGCCCTATTGGGCACTGCTCGACGTGCTCGGCGTCGCCGAAACCGGCACGCTCGACGACGGCGCAGGCTACATCGCCGCGCTCGCAGCCAAGCCGACGCCGCTTACCACCGACATTGATTTGTGGGCGCGCATCAGCCCGGCAAGCTACGTGGAGGTGCGCCCTGAGCAGGCCTGCGCGCCGTCCGCGACGCTGGTGGCGGCGCTCGACCGCTCGGCCGACACCGCGATCGACATTGACGACCTGATCCAGATCGAGGAGGTCGAGGCCGGCTGGCTGGTGCAGATCGGCACAGGCGCGCTTGCGGAGTTGTGTCGCGTGACCGCGATCGACGCGGACGCAGCCACCGTAAGCGTGGATCGAGCGATCCTCGACACCACGCCGCAGACGCACGACGCCGCCACGCCGCTGTTTTTCCTGCCACCGAGCGCGAGCGAGTGGGCGCGCGATCCGACGCAGTACGCCGACAGCGACACGGTGGACGTCAAATTGCAGACCGGCACGGCAAGCGGCGAGATCGACATCAGCACTGTGACCGCGATCAGCGCCACGATGGCATCGCGCCAAGTGCGGCCGTATCCGCCCGGTGACGTCCAGATCAACAGCGAGGCGCACCCGACGCTGCTGCTCGGCGCGCTCACCGTCACGTGGTCAGCGCGCGACCGGGTGGCGCAGGGCACGACGATCGTCACCCAGGACGACGCGACCGACTACGGGCCAGAGAGCGGCACCACGTATAACGCATACGCCTACGACGACAGCGACGACACCCTGCTCGACAGTGACACCGGCATCAGCGCCGCCACCTGGTCTCCGGTGATCACGACGAGTTGCGATCTGCGCATCGAGATCGAGGCCGAGCGCGACGGATACGTGAGTTGGCAGCGGCAAGTGCGGGTGTTCGAGTACGTCGAAAACGAACCGCTGCTCGACACCGACGGCGAGTATCTGCAGGACACCGATGGCAGCACGATTTTGGAGGCATGACCGATGAGCCGATTACAGCAGTACACCGCCGCGGGCACGTTGACGGGCGACGAGTTGCTAATCCTTGCGCAACTCTCGACCAGCGTCACGATCAGCGCGGCCACGATC